GCTCTGTAGGCAGGATCTCTAGCATAACGAGGATCGTTCATTGCATCCTCTAGTTGTGCTGTGCTTTCATACTTATCTACTCCTCCTGATGAAGGACGACCTGATAGTAAAGTTGGCTCTTGTCCACTAGCCGCAACAAACCTAGCGTGTAATCCTGCGACTGTAAGCTTAACTTGCTCTATATTGTTTGAGCTTATGCCGGCGGAGTAAGCTTTTTTCTCTGCATCAGTTAAATTATTTTTCGCCCAATCCTGCATATTTGCAAAATTATCTTGTCCATAACTATCTCGTATAGCAAAGATTTCTTTCTCTGTTACAGCTGCTTGATCGCGCAAACCATTTAGATGTGCATCAACTAAAGACCTAGGAAATCCTGCTTGCTCTAACTCTTTGTAATGTGCATCTGTAATTTCTCCTTGCTCCTGCCAATAGTCATTCATAGAAACATAATCAACATTAGATTGTTCTAATAAATTACCTACTGCTTCGCCGTAGATTTCTTGAGCTGATCCAACAGGCTCTGGCTCTGATTGATTGCCTTGTGCTTTTAGTTCGTTGTAGGCTGCAAGCAAATCCTCTTGTGTCTCAAACTCTCCGCCAATTAAATTAGTTTCCGGAGCTGCATCTGAAGGTAGATTACCTTCCTCTTCTAGCTTGGCAGCTGCCTCTTCAAGATGAGCAAGCGTAGCTTCTTCTGGTGTTTGGCCTTCTTGTGCCGGCGCTGAGTCTTGTGAAATTGTTATTGGATCTGGCATAACTTATCCTTCTCCTGTTTGTGCTTTTACCATTTCTGGTGTGATGACAATTTCTCTTGGAGCTGTATCAGTTTGATGGGACTCCGCTTGCATCGAGGTTTGGAACTTGGAGGTTTGCTCCTTCTGTTGTGTCGGAGTTTCCTCCTTCTTGGAATTGAGGGCCATAGGGCGATCCTTGTTTTGTATAATTTTCAGCTACTTTAGCAGCAGCTGGACTTGTCATTAGTTTACTCATCATTTCCTGTTGCTGCATCCTTTCGCTACTTTGCGCTGCGCTTTCAGCTTCTTGTTGTAACTGTTCCGGAGTCTTAACTAAGTTAGTCGTATCTATAGAACTACTTGCAGCCAGCCTTCTTAACGCTTCTTCCATGTTTATATATTGTGTCATAACTTCTGGGCCAAGAGATCCACTTACTGCACTTATAAATTCTAATAATTTATTTCTATCATCCCCTCGGCCTATAGCTTCCATACCAGTAATAGGCTTAGGATGGATCAAGCTGCCTCCGTCTGGGCCTTGTGGAAATTCTGGAATCTTTCTAGTTTTCTGTAAAATAAATACCAGCCTTTTAACTAGAGGTAGTTGCAGTTCTTGTGTAAGTTGTGAGTATAGACCACCAAGCGATGCCTCTAATTCCTGACTTGAATACCTTATCTCTTCAGCTGTAACTCTTTCCGCTGGTCTTTGTACTGCGCTGTTAAGCAGGAAAGCAAACGATAGTCTTTGTTCTATTCTGTCAATCGTATTGTTTGCTAACGATAGATCGTTTAACTTGCCTTGTGCCTGTAAAACTGTAACGTCTTGAGCTGATCCTTGTATGACACTACCGTTCTCAGCATTTACTAAAGTGCGTGGTCTTGTTGTTCCTGATGGAGAAACCATAAACAATATCTTAGACAGCATTGCGCTTGCTTCTAATATGCTTTGGTATAAAGCATCTAGCGCAGTTAAGTCGCCAAACCATTTCTCAATAAACGAACGACCATAATGTTCTCCCTCGATTTGTGACCATCTTAATGGAATAAAAGGAGAGCAATCAGCTGGCGACATTCCATAAGTGTTTGGTACTGGCTTGCCTTTTACTTCCTGATACCACATACATTTGTTATCTTTAAACTTTACGCATGTATATATCTTGCATGTCTTCTCAGTACTGGTATAGTCTCCTTTACCTTTAACTTCTTTTGGCAAAAAGTCCGGAGGTAAAACTGTTGGACTAACTTCTTCTTCTATTATTATTTCGCAAACATTACCCATTGGGTCGCGCTCGATAACGTAATTGTTTAAATGTATAACTCTTATGCCAGCAGGATTTACATACAGCAATACATTGCCGGCTACTATTAACTGCTCAAACGCTTCGTGCATAGCTGCCCTAAACGACATTGTTTCTAGCATGCTATGTACTTGTTGCTCTACCTTTACAAGTGCTGTATCTAATTCGGTCTTAGCTTCTGGCCCAGCTTCGGCAACTATCATTGACAGTCCATCTATTTCTAATTTAAAAAATCCAGTATTAATAGGAAATAAATTTATACCAAGTTTGTTTGCAATATTTAAAACGCCACGCGCACCCATGCTTTGATGTGGCTGCGGTAGCTTGCCTCGATCTCCGTGCGTTTCTTCTGGATAAAGAAAAGGTATTGTTACCTTAGCATTAGCCCTTGCTCTATCTCCATAAGGCGCTCTGGTAGATTTTTGCTGTTCATACTTTGAAGCCACAGTAACGCCTTTCTTTTGCTCCATGTCTTTTTTGTAGGAGCTATCCTGATCGACACTACTTGTTAGTGTGACTTCATTGTTATTGATGTTCATTTGTTATGGGATTTGTAGGCCAGATCCTTTCTTTAAATCAGTTCTTAATCTTCTGCGTCCGTAGCCTCTACGCTTTTCTGCTGCGCCCAAACCCAAGTCCCCACCTGGGATCTCAAGGGCTGCGGCTGGAGCTTTAGCAGTTGGAGAGGGTGGCGGAGCGGATGGTGCTTGAGCTATCTTCTTCTGTTCTTCTTGTCTAGCTAAGTTGTCAGCTCTTGTTTCTTCATACTGTCTTTTCTGCTCAGCCATTTGTTCTCTCTGAACTGCAAGCATTTCGTCAGTACGATCTCTTGGTCTTCGATTACCGCCGCACATAGCTAATCCTCGTTGATGTTGTTTTGCTCATTGTAAACGGATTCGAGCATTTTTACCACGCTTATTTGTCCGCAGTCATACCAAATTTGCCTGTCGCTATCATTAATTGATGGACATTTTTCGGGGTACATTTCCCTCAATCTTAGTACAAGTGCCTCATCTATCATGGGGAAAGGGTCGTCAATAGACATACTCAATGCTAATTTATAGTTATATTACTTTAATAATCATGGCTAGGAAAGGATTGTATTACAACATCAATAAAAGAAAGAAGGCTGGTACAAGTAGGAGCAAAAAGAATAGCACTATATCTGATAAAGCATATAAGAATATGCAAGCTGGCTTTCCTAAAAAGAAAAAGAACCCACTAGATATTGACTAAGGTTTCCATAATTTAATTTTACCTGTGCTTATATTGTAATCTTCCATCCTAAGTATTCTTGCTAACCGTGCGTTAGTAAGCGCTTCTTTATACGTTAGCTTTTCTTTTTTATATATTTCTAAAACTTTTTCCCACATAGCCGGCACGTCTTTTAAATCGCCAAGTAACTTATTTGCAGTTACCTTACCAACTCCAGCTATACCTTTATAGTTATCAGTCGTATCTCCGGTCAATGCCTGTACCATCCAGTTTCTATCCGCCTGTCTTCTTGTTATTAATTCAACATCATCCCCAGCTAAAAGCTTGCATGGAATCGTACGCATGTCTTTATCTATGCTAACTATTATTGGATCATCTAACGTCTTTGACGTAGCTAACACCCCAAGAACATCGTCAGCTTCTAAGCCCTGATACCTTTCAGTTCTATACCTGTTAGCCAGCTCATCCATAGTTCTTGTTAAGCAAAACGGCTTGCGTCTTGACTTCCTGTTTGCTTTGTACTCGACAAACATTTCATGCCTAAAGGTTGGGTAGGAACTAAAGGCAAGTATCACTTCTCCTTCGTCTTCTGTGATTGCTTTGTAATTAGCTATCGTTGTTTCAATAGCTCTCATAGCATCTTTAAACGATGAAGTCATAGTATGTATGTCATCGTCCCATTGTGTTTCTTCCTCTACTGCATAGCAGCATGTAAAGCAAAGTAAATCTCCATCAATTAGTAAAGTCATAATAAAAAATCTGATACGGTGGCGGATAGTCTGCCAGTTTTCTCGTTGTATTCGAGAGTGTCTGCCTTGCCAAGTGATCCATTGTGTCTGTTCTTTAGAACCTTCAGCAATAATTCGTTTGACTTGTCATCCGACTGCTGCGCTCTGATGCCGCAGATAACCAAGTCGCTTAACTGGGCTATGCTTGAGCTTCCTCTTAAGCTTTGTAAATTAATATCTCCGCCTTCTTCTGCCGGCTTGCCATCTGTTCTCCTGATGTGACTTACCATTACTAATCCAACGCCTGTCTT